AGGCGGTGGTGGCGGTGGTGCTGGAAACAGTAGTGGTGATACATCAGGTGCAGGTGGTTCTGGCGTTGTAATTTTAAGTGTACCTACAGATAATTATTCAGGAACAACAACAGGTTCTCCAACAGTAACAACAAGTGGAACTAATACCATTATTAAATTTACTGGTTCAGGAACCTTAACAACTTAGGATTATGTATGGCTCATTTTGCACAACTAGACGATAACAATATTGTAACAGGAGTTTTCGTTGTTAATAACGATGTTATTACTGATGAAAACGGCGATGAACAAGAATCTCTTGGTCAAGCTTTTTTTCAAAACCATCATGGCGATACTAAAACATATTTAAAATGTTCATATAACACAATGAGAAATAAGTATTGGGATGATATAGTTAATAGAGTTGAGGGAGATCAAAGTAAAAAATTAAGAGGTAATTATCCGAGTATTGGATACACATATGATCCAACGGCAGATGTTTTTTATGAACCTAAACCTTGGCCTTCTTGGGTTTTAGACACAACAACTTATACGTGGAAAGCTCCTACTGTTCAACCAACGGCAAATGATAGTGATACTTTTGATTGGAAATGGGATGAATCATCAACAAGTTGGGTAAAATCCCCTCCTGAGTAAATTAAAACCAATTAAAATTAATTACTCCTCTTACTTGTGAATCTGTATGCGTAGATCCTGCGTGTAAAACTTTTGTTGGAAAAATAACTATTCTGTTTTCTACACAATCAACTTTCTTGTTATTTTCAAAAACAGACGGACCATTCGTTGTATTTAAAAAATATATAGCTGTCTTCATTTGATTTAAACTTAAATCATCATCATAATCTTGATGTAGACCGTAAGGTTTTATTTCAGTTTCTTTTATAGTTAAATTTGCTTTAACTCTTTTTATAGCGTTTGGTTGTAAAATTTTAAAGAAAGGAAGTAAGTTATTATAGTAAGCACTGTTTGGAATAAAGTCATAATAAAACATATGAGTAAATTGCGTAACACCATCATCTATAACTTTATTGTAATTTAAAAACCAAGGGAATTCACTTTTGTTTAGTAATATGTCTTGCAAATTTTTAAATATTTTTTTGTCTAAAAAATTATCTATTACTCTTATTTCGTCGTGTTTCATTACTTCAATATCAAACATTAAAATACCCACGATATATAGGTGTAACGAGTTCTTTTGGTAACAGGTTCTACTTTATGAGGAAACATAAAAGAAGAAGGAAAAATTAATACTTCCCCTGCTTTTATTTTATATTCTTTTTTATCAAACATAATAAATTCACCGCCCTCATAATCATCATTTAAAGAACCTAAGATACTGAGGAAAGGAATACCTTTTCTTTTACCATCAAACATAGAATGAATATGATCACAATGAAGAGCCATTTTTTTGTTTTTTTTGTATCTATTAAATCTTATAGCTGTGTAACCATGCCATTCAGTAAACCAAGGCGTATCCAAATCTTTAAAATATTTATTAAGAGCATGCCATATTGAATCCATTATAATCTTTTTTTGTTCCCCAAGAGCTTGATGATAATAAAGAACAGACAACTCTTTACTACCTGATCTTGTGTGTGATTTTTTTAATCCTTCGTTATAAAAAGTATGTTGATTCCAACCCTCACTTTTATTTATGTTTTTAATACAACTTTTACAAACGTCTTTGTCTATAACTTTATATGTTTTTATAAATTGATATAAAAACTCATTGTTGTAATTTATCATAGTATTAATTCTGTAAGACTTTTTGTATCACCTAGTGTTCCTTTTATGTATGTATTAAAAGCCAAACTTATTCTTTCATTATTATCTTTTTTTGTTTTTACACTATGAGGAGTAGTAGAAGGAAAGAGTATTAACATTCCTGTTTTTATTTTATAGTTCCATTGAGCAGAATTAAAAAGACCATAGGTATGAGGATTCATTAATATATTTTCTAATGGTTGTCTTTTTTCCAATACAATACTATCAAACTCTGGATTAGCTTTTATGTAAAGAACTCCTGACACAAAAGAATTTTGATGCGAATGTAAATGATGAAACTCGTTATTTTTTGTATAGTTAAGCCACGATTGAGTAATATAAAGTTTTAAATCTTTTTTCTTTGGCATATAAACTTTTTGAAAATACTCATTAATATGTCTTGTTAAAGTGCTTTTTAATTGTTGAAAAGATTTTGTGTTTAAAACATAAGTATTATTACTTGTAATATTTCCAATGTTTCCATAACAATTTTTTTTATGATTATTAACAGCTGTTAACTCTGCTTTAGTAAATTTTTTTACATCAAACGAATAATAAATAGGTACAGGAAAAATACCATCTATAGCGTAATCAAAAGTTTTCATTAGTAAATTTTATTACCTGTTGTAAAAGGGGTTGAATAACTTCTTTGTAAACCCGTTGTAGGAGTAGATATTTCATTAAAAAAAACAATTAATGTTAACCTGTCTTGATCAATATTTGTATCAAATTTTCCTGCTCCATGCCATAGATAACCATCAAATCCAATGCACCTATTAAATAAATTTTTAAAACTAGCGGTCTCAGTAAAAAGAGAATTGTTTAATTTGTGAACTTTATTAAAAAATTTTTTTTCTTTTTCTGTTATTTCAACATTATCTCTAATCTTTTTATAATATAATTTTTTTGCTGATGCATAATCATTTGGAATTGTTTTAGCGCCATCTTTTTGTTCGTAAAAAGAAGTGCCTGAATTTAAATCAGCCAAGGGTGAGAGATAAATAATAAAGGTGTGATTAACAGGATAGTCAGTGTGAATCCACCCTTCTGTATACTTAGTATTAACAATTTGAAAGTGAGCGTTTGCTTGATAGTAAAGATGTTTCATGTCCTCTTCACTATGATGGGCTCTTAAATATTTTATACAAATATGAGAGAAAAAATCTGGATAAATAATATGCAACGGTTGAGATCTGTATCCAGGCCATCTTCCCTCATCATCAGCCTCATAAGACAAAGTATTTGCATAATTAACTATTGAGGTAGGATTTTGAAAAAAATTATCTATACAAGTTAAAGGATATTTAATCATTTGGATCTTTTCCAGGGTTAACAAAATAAGTTAGATTACCTATTTTTTCATTAGATAAAATTGCATCTTTTAATTTAAGATAAATTTTATGAGTGGTTTTATTTACAACTTCAGCGGGTTGTTCAAAGTTTAAATTGTGTTTAATATATTCTTGAGTTTTTTTCTTAGTAAAAAGAATTATAGATCCAGGAGTTAAATTAACAGAAAATTTTGGTTGAACGCTTATTGCTCTAACATCATTTCCGTAGAAAACTTTCACACCTTCATAATTAGATTTTTTATATTTTAAGTCTTTTAAATAATTTATTTCTTCCATTATTATAATTGCATTCTTTGATTATTAGAATCAAAAATACTTAAATTACCTGCAACAGATACTCTTTCTCCTTTTGTTTTATAAGGAATTACAGCGTGCATTAAATTGTGTGGAAACAAATATAACTCTCCTACCTCGGGTAAAAAACTATGTCCGTTATTAACCCAAAAATTAGGTTCACCATAATAAAAATCAAGGGCTCCTGGCCCTGCTGAACTTCCTTGATATTTATTTCTTTCTTTCTCAAGTTTAGGAACTTTTACAAATAAAACAAAAGACATGTGACAATTGGTGTGAACATGACTAGGATTAAATTCATTTTCTTGCATAAAATTAATCCATAAATTATCCAATTTAACATTTTGTAAGGCACCAAGAGGATAACTTTGTCCTGCACGTCGAGGAGACCATTTCTTCATAAAATGGTGTAAATATCCGTGAGCTATTTTAACAATATGAGGTTCAAATGATGCTTTAATATCATCAGAAAAATAATATTCTTTTTCTATGACTCCCGCTAAATCTTTTCTTGCATCATTATTTTTTTGTTTTCTCCCTGCTTTTAACAACTTGTTAGTAATTTGTTTACTAACCTTAGTTCTAAACAACAAAGGTCCCCAATAAAAATAATTAAAACTTATCTCTTCCATTCTTTTTTCTGTCTCTTTCATAGCATATTTTCTCTGTCAAGAAAACAATTTTAAAAAGATTACTTGATATATTTACTACACATGTTTAAATTAGATCTCACCCAAAAAATTATAAATCAGGAGAAATTATGGAAAATCAAGAAGTATTGAAGGCTATAGCTACCCTTGTAGATAAGGTGAGTAAGTATCACGAACGTTTATTACAATTAGAACGAGAAAAAGAAAGGTTAAGTGATGCCTTTGCAAGACATCTTCAAGGATGTGCTTGTCATAATACTTCAGATGAAGAAGTAATATTAACAGGCTTAGATTCTGATATAGAGTGCGAAGCTTGTAGTGCTTAATTATTCAGGTGTTTCGCCTAGCATATCTGCTAATGATGGAGCAAATACTTTTACATCTCTCCTAATTTTTTCTGCTGTTGTAGAAGTTCCTGGATTATCAACATCAGCTTGAGCTGCATCTTCTGATTCATATTCAACACCTGTATCAGCGTGAGTAATTGTTGTTTCAGTTTTTACTTTATAGTGAGGAATTCTTCTTCCATCACTTGTTGTAATGTGTCCTAGTAATTCAGCGGGTTCAACTATCGGCATCTTTGTCTCTCCAATTTATGTTAAAACTAATGATAACTCTATCTTCATCAGAATTATTTGTTTGTACTTCATGTTGTAACCAAGATGGGAAAAAAATCAAGGAATTTTCAATAGGTTCCCATTGTACGCTGTGAGCGAGGTGTATAGAAGCTTTATCTGTTTTTGGGGGTGATAGTACCTCTGACTGTGGTTTTGGCTCTAGAAACACAATACTGCCACTTTTTTTAGGTGCCTTTAAATAAAATACACCAGATAGATAGTTATAAGGATGAGTATGAACATTATTTCTAGATCTTGGTGGATTAATCATGCCCCACATTCCAGTCACTTCAGGAACATAATTATCTTTGACATCCATGTGATTAAAACAATCTTTAGAATATTTAAGAATATCATTAACTAAAGGCTTAAACTTTTTTATTTTATATATTTCATCATTACTATGCCATCCACCAATGTTTGATCGAGGCATTCCTTTTTGATCCTTTTCTCGTAATTGATAAATAGCATCAACAAGATTTTCATGACCTTCAAGTGGAAGAGAAAATACAGGGGTAATAAATAAAGAATGAAGATTAATCAGAGTTGTCCTTTCGTAATCTCCAAATAACTTGCAGTAACATGTACTTGGTTAGCTGCATTAGCTTGAACTTTCATAACATCACTTTCTTGTAAAACTAATGGTTGTTCTAATAATTCTGTTGTTGTTTTTGTAGCAACACTTTTTTCTTTAAATACTTCAAACGTCGCTGATGATCTCAAAACTTCTATATCAAGAAGAGTGGTATTAGCTGAGTCATTACAAACTAAAATAGATTTAATAACTGCTGTTGTGGGTGCAACGGGAGGTGATGCACCAGGATCCGCTGCTGGTACAGTAATTAAAGTTGTTAAGTCTGTCGTAGTAACATCCAACATTGCGCTTTTAAATACATTAGCCAAAGAAAAAAGCCTCCTGCTCGGATTCTTCTTTTAATTCGTTTTGGTAGTTTGTATTAAGAAGTAAAATAATTTGATCCAACATAGCAATCATTTGATTAAATTGACTAGCACTATATTCTGGTGTTGCGTTAGGTAATCTTGTTATTGTTATTTTAGCCATACTATCTTTTAGAATAAATTAGGCTTAAAGTCATTCTAAATTTAGGCCCTTTTATGGATTGTGGTCTAATTGTGTGTGGAATAGAACCGTCAAACAGTAATATTCTACCTGGTATAAAAGATGAGGCAAAATCAATTTTTTGTAAATTTAAGGGATCATAGAATAATGTTTCACCATACCACCCATCTTTCCAATCCAAGTTCACATAATACAATGCTATCTGTTTATTCCAATGTGTGTGAATATAATGCACATCTTCGGACTTTACTAAGTTAATTATAATGCGTTCTAGTTTTTTATTTTGAAACCAAGGTGTTTCTTCTATACAATTTTCAATACACGGAAGTATATTTTCTTTTGATAAATCTTTTATAGACCATTCTGAAAATAAATTAGGTTCACTTTCTTTTACAACAACTGCATCTTCCCATCCTAATTTGTAAAAAGAATTATGTGTTGATTTATATATTTCACTTCTTGTTTTAAAAGATACTTTGTTGTCAAATATTTTTATTTTTTTATCTTCTTCCATCAGGTCTAAGTTGAAGCTTAGTTGAGCCAAGTCTCCAAGCTGTATCACCTATAGTATTTGACTCCCATTTTATCTTCACTGCTCTTCCTCTCCCTCTTACATTAATTTTCTGCGTTGTGCTAGAAATAGTTCCTGAAGTAGAAACACTATTTGTGGATTGAGGATATTGGTTTAATGTTAAAGTAGCCGTTAAGGTATTTGATAGATTATCAAAGTCAGGAACTAATTTACTAACTGACATTAAATTATCCCCATCTGCTATTTCTACTGAACCTGTAGTTAAAAAAGCTGAAATTGCTGCACCATTCGCTTGATTATTACCTGTCTCATGTTCATAAACATAAGAAGCTCCTGCGGTCAAACCTAATATAGTAGATACATTTGCTGTTACACTTGTGCTATATTCTGTTGCGATTGGTTGTTCATATACATAAGCACCGAGCCAGGTTGTTCTGGCTAAACTTATTGTGTACCAAGTATTTTCTAAATAATTGTAAACAACACCTCTATCTATTTGTGTTGCATTAGATGATGGGTAGTACCAAATAATTTCATTAAAGGCTGTGTTTAATCCAACGGCGATATCATTTCTATTTGTATAACTCATATCATCGAATACATAATCCTGTACAGAGCAAGGCATTTTTTTAACAACACCATCATACAAATAAAAAGAATCATCTGACATCCAATATGCTTTTCCATTTACCTCTATTGCTGCGTGTTGTGCTATCAATCCACAGTTAGCACCAAGTTGTCTCATACCAAAAGTAAAAGGTGTTCCAACAAATTGAATACCGTGCATAGAAGTATCGGTCCAAACAAGTATTTGACCTGAAGATTTAACAGCGCCCATTATTTTAGAACCGTCAGATATACGAAGTGAACCTGCTTCATTAGTAGCTACAGGAGTATAATCAGTAGCATCTTCTCTATCAGAAAAACGAAAAAATAAATCATCCTGAGTAGAAGTGTTACCAATTGTTGTTTCTGTTCCAAAAATTAATAAGTGTCTGGTATCAGTAGAAACCAAACTAAATCTAGAAGCTGTCGGAGCATTAGATAAAGCTGTTGCTCTATTGCTTACTCCCCCTGATGTATCCCAAACAAAAGTACCACCATTTAAAACAGTAGCAATTAAATCTTCTCCAAAGTTATCTAAGGACCATTGACGTGCTGACAATACAACATCTGAACTAGACCTAGCAGTGCCCCAAGTACTTAATCCCCAAGTTAATGTACCCCAACCATATCCAAAAGTAGAAGTAGCAGGTCCTGTAGTTATTTGATAGTTAGCATTTCCTGCTCCGCCTCCTCCGGATGTTGAGCCAGAGGCTGTACTAGTATGAGTAACTTTATATGTGTTAGCATCTACATAAGTTGTAACTTCAAACTCGTTGTTCATATCTAAACCATCAATCGTAGAAAAAGAATCAAAAGTTACAAAGTCTCCTGCAGCAGCTCCATGATCTGCGTCTGTAACAGTTACTGTAGTAGTGCCGTTTGTTGTAAAAGGATTGGTTAAAGAAGCTGTTTCTCTAATAGGGGTAATATCAGTAAAGCCACCACCTACATAAATATATAGTTTTCTATCTGTTCCTAAAGCTAGATATCTGGTTCCATCTAAACCAATCCAGGAATATGTATCACGGACCACGCCCACAATAGTTTTATTAGGACTAGGTAAGTATGCCCAACCACTCCATCTCTCAGGTTTTCCGTAGTGAAAACGTACAAAATCAGAGTCAACATATTTACGTTGGTCTCCTGCTGAATAAGCAGTATCTTGTTTATCTATACCTGGTTGGAACTTTAAATCAGTTAATTTCATGTTGGAGTATACTAAATTATTTATTGTTTTGTGGCAAGAATTGAGTGGCTACATTACCTTTGAAAGGGTAATTACCAAAATGAGTCATACCACTAAGAATATCAGCATATATTTTACCACCTATTTTCTGCCATAAACGACAAAAAGAATAATCTTCAGATAAATATCTTTTAGTTTCTGGTTCCACCATAGTATCAAAAAATGCATAGTTCCAATCAGATGTATCATGATAATCAAATTCTGTATCATGTGGTTGATTTAAATGTTGGTCAGATTTAAATTTTAAATCAGGATAGGCCTTAGCCATTTTCTCAAACACTTGTCTTTTTATCAACATAAAACCTGTTGCACCGTCTAACACTTCAATAAATCCTTTTTCCACTTTAACATTGTTTGGATCTTTAACATTTAAATTATATTGTAAAGAAGCTGCGTGTAATTCATCTTCTCCTATGTTAGGATCTTCGGTTACTCTTCTTTTAACTTTTGTCCAATCAATTAATTTACGAGGATAAACACCTGTTGTTACATCCTGATCTAAATCTAACATACGAAAAACTGATTCAGGATTAAAAGCAATATCAGCATCAATAAATAAAAGATGAGTATATTTTTTTTCATCCATAAATAATTGCACTAAAGTATTACGAGCCCGTGTTACTAATGATTCATTACCAATTGTACCAATTTGAATTTCTATTTTCTTTTGAGAAGCTAAAGCAATAAGTTGTAAACAACTTTTAAAATAATCTGCTGTAAGCATACCCCCATAACAAGGGGTACCTATGAAGATCTTATGTGACATCTTTATAAAATATGTTTAATGTAGATCTATTAGAGCTATCACCGAAAGATTGTAAATCTGAATGTGGTATTTTCATGCCATTAAAAAACAAAGCTCTATTTTCTACAAAACCTATGTGAGAAGATAATTGATTGTTATGCATAAACCCAGTGCCATTATTAAGGAGGGGTTCTCCCTTAACAAATAAAAGAAAGTTTGCGACATTTCCTTTATCATCATCTGTATGAAACAAAGGTTCTTTGTTATTTTGTCTATAGTGTGCACTCACGGATATCGGCTCAAGGTTCCTGTGCGGAAAAAAATATTGTTTAATTAACTTTAACAATGGATCATCGTGAAAACTTTTAGGAAAGGTGTGTCTATGACCATACACTTGACCTTCTGGATTATCTACTTGAGTATAGCTTAAATTCATAAGAGTATTTTGTAATGATTTTAATGTAGCTTCATCCAAAAAATCATCAACATACATAACAAATTTTGTATTTTTATTGTGTTGCATAATCTACTTTTAAATATTCTATTTTCTTTAACCAATCTTTGGGTATAGCAATAGCACCACCACCTGTAACATCATCTTTGTCTTTGCTGTAAGATCTCATAATAACTATTCTTTCATCATTATTAGTAATCATCCAACCTACTTCTTGGCACACGGCCAACGGTGCATTAATAACTTCTTTTATATCCAGCCACCCAGTTTCTGTATCACGGGCATCGAGCCACGTCACACGGACCATTGGAATTTTATTTATATCAAACCCTTCACCCATTATTCATTAATAGGTTCTTTTTTCTTTAGCTGTAAATTAAAAGAAACAGATCTTCTCTCTTCATTTTGTGTTCTGAAAGGATAAACACCATGAGATAACCAAGCAGGAAAAAGATATATTGCGCCAACCTCTGGAGTAGCTTGATGTTTATGACCACTAAAAGTTGCTGCTTGTCCACAGTGCCAAATAATATCTCCCACACAAGGATAATGATCTTCTTTTGCGTATTCGTCTTTAAGACTAGGGGGTACACGTAAATAAATTACACCTGATAATTCTCCTTGATGAATATGAAAAGGATTGAAGTCTCCCGCCCACTGGCTCACGGCCCACATAGATTCAACAACCATTGATCCTACAAAAGCAGGTGATATAGTATCACTTGCAGGAGGAATAGAAATGTATTGTTTAACTATTTCACCTATCGCATTAATGATTGGTTTAAATTTTTTACCCTCTAAATCTTCCATAGGATATCTAACTTCTTGCTTAACATTGCCTGCTAAGTTCATTGAATGATCATATTCCTTAGCTAATTTTTTATCATTAAATAACTGTGATGCCTTATCATCTAACACTTTAATCATACTATTAGGTAATTTACCTTGTAATATAGTAGGACCAAAAGGTCTTACGGCATGAAATTCTATTTTAGTTGGTTCTTTATTCATCTTTTTTCTCTTTTTTCTTTTCTGTTTGTTCTTTATGTTTTCTCATATTTTCTTTTACAAATTCTATTTCATCTTTATTTAAAGGTCTTCCATATGGGGGTGCAGGAACTACAGGGGTTGGGGTTTTCTTGGTAGCCATCATTCTTTCCTTTCGGTTAGCTATAAATATCTATTGTCATATAGCAATAATTTGCCTATAAATATATAATTAAATTGGCATTTCTACAAGTTTAGCCTCCTTGCACTATTTACCGACAATCATGATTTGCAGAAGGAGAACATGCTAAAGAAGATTTTTAAAGCAGCAAAAAAAGCAGCACCTATAATTGGTGCAGGATTAGGATATTTATACGGAGGCCCAATGCTAGGCTCTGCTATTGGCGGAGGTCTCGGAAGTTTGGTTGCTGGTAAAAGTCCACAAGAAGCTCTTAAATTTGCAGCCTTATCAGGATTAGCAGGAGGAGCTCTTAGTAAATTTGGAGGTGTTCAGGCAGGTCAAGGATTAGGTGGAATATTTAATAAACCTGTAGGCACAAATATAACTAGAGAAATTGCTGGAAGACCTATGCAAGCAGCTACTTTTCCTAAACAAAATATACTTCAAAAAGGTTTGGGATATGTTAAAAAAAATCCAATTAAATCTGCATTAGCAGGTTTAGGTATAGCTACTGCAGCAGGAGCAGGTGGAGAAGAAGAAGTAACATCTACCTATGAAGACGTATATGGAAAAGTTCCTGGATTTAGAGATCTAGGTCAAGCGGATATTGCGCCTCCTCAATTAATACCTTATGGTACTGCTAATCAACCTTACGGTTTTAGTTTAGCTAATGGGGGAATAATAAGTTTAGCAGATGGTGGAGACTTTCCTCGTAAGAATGGTAGGATAGCAGGACCAGGAACCGAGACTAGTGATGAAGTGCCAGCGATGTTAAGTGATGGAGAATTTGTTGTTAATGCAAGAACAGTCCGAGGACTTGGGGCAGCGATGGGTGCTGAAGGAAGAGAAGATGAAAGAGACAGAGGATCAAAATTTTTATACAGTATACAAAATAATTATGGAGGAAAAGCATAATGGTTGAAACTTACACAAATATTACTGCCCAGCCACCTTACATAGAAAAAAGAGCAGAACAATTATTAGCTTCCGTATATGGAGATCCAAAGGCTGTAAAAAAGGCGGGTGAAACCGATGAAGCTTTTAACTTACGAAAATTTGGTAGAGCAGGTATAGCTCAACCTATTCCACAATTTCAATTTGCAAGTTTTTCACCAGAACAACAACAGGCATTTCAATTAGCTAGTCAAGGTATTGGTTCGTATGCGCCGTACTTACAACAAGCAGGACAACAAGCAGGACTTGGAGCTACTACACAAGCTATTGGAGCAGGACAATTATTAAGCGGAGCACAAGCTTACAATCCTAATCAGGCGCAAGCTTTTATGAATCCTTATCAACAAAGTGTAACACAAGAAGCTCTTAAAGAATATGATCGTCAAGC